AAATTCTACGCTCTGGTGCTCTTGATAGTCTGTAAATAACAAGACTATCTTCAATCATTCTAAGTTGATTGAGAGATTTGATTGCTTTATGGAGATATGATAGTGTAGTTCCCTTATTTCTATCTACCAGTCCAGAAGTGCAATATGAAATTGCATCTTTTGCTATTTTAATTCCAGACTGGTTTGAAGATCTTTGACCAACAGGAGAACTATTACTATTTCCTTTTGGATTATAAATGAAATATTCTTCAATCTCGGGCATTAAAACTTGCTGATCAGCCCTAGGATTGTTTATTGATTGAAGTGCTTTGCTCTTATCTTGTTTTTTCTGTTGACGGATATAACGCATTTTCATTGCGTCAACATATCTCAACTCTTGAATTCCGTCTTGTGGATTTTTTAAATCGATTACTTTATGGTAATATAGTCTACCATCAACATACCAATTTCTATAAATTTCGTGAGACTTTTTATCAAAGTCTAAGAGATCTAGAATTGTTTTAAATTCATCTCTTACTTTTTTCTTTATACCATCACTTGCGTTCAGGTTGTCCAAATCAATTTGAACAGGAACATCGTTAGAATCCGAAACAATTGCTTCGTTTACAATATCTTCGATAGCACTATCCACCTCAGGATGCAGAGCCATTTCTCTGTATCTTTTGATTAGATCGAATTCTGTTCTGAATACGCCTTCAATATCTACATAAGAACCGAAAAATCCGCTGGTTAGATAGTGATCAACCCCGTCCTCATTTGACTGAGGAACGGGGGATTGAACACTAGGCGGTTTTTGGTTATTATCTTCTATTGAAAAACCAAATAACTTAGCCATTATTTAAATATGGTGATCGAATTACTGTACCTATTTATCAGTTGATAGCAACGCCAGTTTGATCAGTTGCGCCACCGCTAGCCTGTCCAGATCCTGCAGTCCAGTACTGAACTTGGAACTCAACAGTGTACTCTTCGATGGTGTCTGCCGAATCATAACTCAGATCAATCTGAGAAACGTTTGTTGGGAAGACATCTTGGAAGAGATATGTTCTGAGAGGTGGAATTCCAGAACCGCCAGAGATGTCGCTATTAGTTTGACTGAAGCGACCTTGATCAGCACCTCTACCTAATTGGTGAACAATTGCTCTTGCCATGTAGGAAGAGGGGTTTGTAGCACCAGTGTTATTATCGAGTTTGCTGATTCCGTTCATCCACTGCTCAAAAGCACTTCTGAGTTTGAAGTCTTCGTCGTTGATGACGGTAACGGTCCAGGTGTCGAAGGTTCTATCTCCAGCAACCTTCAGAGTTCTACCTCTGAAAGGAACTTCGATAGCTGCGACGTTGGAGGCGGGCAGAGCCGCCGCCTTGCATAAGAACTGGAAGTTCTCGGCGTCCCATTCAATACCTTGGGTTGCAACCGCAGGAATTGTAGGGATATCGACTTCAAATAGATTAGCTCTTGCGCCGCCACCCTGTAAGGCAGTTTTGAAGTCGGTGATTGTGCGTAAAGTAGACATTTTGGTTTCCTCCTAGGTTTTTATAATAAAATTATCAAACTCTACCAGCAACTTCTTCAAAACTTACACCTGTTCTCGTAGCAACGAAAGTAAGTGTAACGAAGTTGATCGACTTAGCAGGCTTCAAGAAGATGTCTGCTCTAAACTCATTATTATCAATAATGTCTGGTGTGTTATTTGTTTCGTCACAAATAACCAGATAATCATAAATTCCTCTCTTCGCTTGGACATCGCGGAGATAAGGTTCTACGATGTTAACGAAGTTTGCTCTTGTGATCTGATCGTTGAGCTCAAAGAGTTGTGACTCTGCTGCTTTTTGTAGTGCTTGCTCAACTGTGAGGAAGAGGCGACGAACGTTGATACGATCGAATGCGGAAGAAACAGCAAGTGCAGTCTTATCACCGAATAAGAGAATTCCAGAACCATTCTGATTAACAATAGAGTTAATTCTTCTTGGATACAGACGATCTCTTTGTGCCTTGGATGGGTTGAATGCAAGTTTAATTGCATTATTCAGTTGTCCTCTCTGCAGACCAGCAGGTGAGAACCAAGGATATGCCTGAATGTTAGTTCTTACCATCAGACCAGCAACGTCTCCGTTGGTTGGAATATAGCGGAACTTATCATTGAATCTATCATACATGTACTTGTATCCAGTATCGAATACAGCGTATGATGAAGATGTTAATGGTGCGTAGAACGCGATAACGTTATCTGTCTGAGTATCAGAGTTAGCAATTTCAACAACATCTGCCTTGTGTGGAGAAAGTGTCGCCATGCAATCTTTTCTTGCGTTAGCAATAGAGATCAGATAGTTTGCTTTTGCTTTAGATTCATCCTTAGTGGTGCAACCTGGTCCACCAATCAGGAAGTCAACTTCGACTTCATCTTTGTTGGAGAATAAAGAATATCCAGAGATTACATCGCTAAGATCTGCTTGCATTCCTCCAGATGCACCATAGTCTGCACCACCAGCAAGATCATAAGTTGCAGGACCGATAGCATTGAAGGTAACACCTTGTGCTAACTGATTCCAAGCACCATCACCAGTGCTGATTCCAGTCCATTGTGCAGTCACAGCGGATGCAGTTCCGGTGTTGGTTGTGAAGTTAACAGCAACAACGTCTGTTCCATTATAGGAATCATCCTCATCACCAAGATTTGCTCCTGCAAAGATATACTCAGATCTATCTGCAAGATAGTCTTTGTAGAATACTTTCAGAGGTGAATTAACTGCAGAAATTGTATCTGTAGCCTTGGAAAGGAAGGTGTGCTTTTCAAGCAGGTTTCCTTGGATTCCTGTTACTTTTCCTTCATCATCGTAGATTGCGATATGAAGAGTATCGTTCTGGCCAGATCTTTCAGAGGAGTATCTGCTTGTAACTGGTTTTGGTGCAATGTTTTTCCAGTAAACTGTGGAGTTTGTTAGACCAAGTGTTTGTTGATCGTACCAGTCAACTGCATTAGTAACGCTAAATGCGGTAGCTGCAGCACCAGTTGAATTGTGAGAATAAATCGTTGCAGTTGATGGGAATGATTGACCTGTTACTCCTTCAGCGTAATTAACAGCAGTAATTGAACCCGCTGTAGAAACTATAGTAGTGAATGTAACTGCAGTTCCTGCAGCAATTGCGCTACCAATTGTTGTTCCTAATGATATTCTATTACCGGAAAGGACGCCGGTAACTGCAAAAAGTCCAGTTCCATCACCAAACTCTGCTCTCATATCTGTACCAGCGTTTAAGATTGTATCTAATCCGATGGTGCTACCAATAGTAATATTTGAATCAGCTGTTGTATGAACTCCAACAGTCGCTCTGGTTGCTGCGCCAGCCGATCCGCTAATTCCCAGTGGGGATGTAGTACCAACAGAAACTCTTGAGGTAATTTTTACGTCAATGGTTCTGTTTGATGCATCCTTACCAGTGACGATACCTTTCAAATAACCGTTAAAGGTTGATGTAGTACCATCATCAGCACTTGGAATTGTTGCATTTGTAAGGGTATAAGTAATACCGTATCCAACGTTGAAACCATCTAGGTCGGAAGCATTAATTGTTAGTCTTTGGTCTGCTAAGTCGTCGATAACACAGACTTTGATTCCATTCGCCCATTCTCCTGGGTTCTTAGCAGCAAATGCCCAATCTACAGTATCATCAGAGTGGTTGTCTTGATAGTCTTCGTAGCTCTTTACTTTTGGTGCAGTACCTGCAGAACCAAATCCTCTGTATGCGTTCTTTAGGTTATCACCATCAGTTCTTACGACTTTCAGTACGCCGCCGTATGAAAGGAACGATGATGCTGCAAGCCAGTACTCATACTGGTTATTGTTGTTGCTTGGTTTTCCGAACTCTTTAATGAGTTCTTGCTCGGTGGCCACATCAGTTGGATCTTCGACGGGACCGATTGGGAAGGGTCCAGCGATAGCACCAATATTATCTAAAACATTCTCAGCTCTTCCTACCGTAAGGTCTACTTCCCTGGTTAATACACCAGGAGATAATTGAGGAGTCGCCATGTTTTTCTCCTGTGATAGTTTCAGTTTAACTTGAAATATTTATTAAAACCTGTATTTTCAGTGGGGAAACGTAGCGTGAACTACCAATCTGGGTATGACCAATCAACAAATGGCGTCTGTTTTTTTCTGCTTTCAACAATTCTCTTTATAGTGCAATCTTTACACTCATATGACCATGAAGATGGAACTGCTCCTCTATCCTTTCTTGTTCTGTAAAAGTCTCCTATCAAGTTCTTAGTCTCTCCACAAACTCTACACTTTCTTTCATTAAGTAGAAGGTGTCCAAGTTTTATCTGACTATCTAAGTCCATCAGAACCATCTCCACGGGAGCATTGAATAACCTAATATATTTAATATTGGTTCAAACGCTAATGCTAAAAGAGTGAACATTAAAATTTCAATGAATGCTTGTTTCCATAATGGTTGCTTTAACTTCCACTCTTTGAATTTATTTGGTTTACTTGCTAAAGCATATAAACCAGATTTTTTACCAATAACTTCTGCCCACCAATTTGGATCAACAATATTACTCAATAAGTTTAAAAATCTAATCATTGGTAATCCCACATATAAGACATATCACCATACTCACTAATTGATGCATTAGACCATCTATCTCCCTCAGCATCAACAAAAGAAGAGTTATCTAAACCATCATCAATAAATCCAAATGGAGCCATATCTTGTTCTATCTGATTTTTCTGCTCCTCATAAATTCTTTTTCTGACATCTTGATCAGTTAGTTCTTTGAAGTAGTCTTGAAGAACCAACCATGCATATATTACAAGACACATAGCTAGGTCATCATTACAACCTTCTTCTGCCTCAAAAGAATTGTGCTTTGAAATAAATGTCGTTAGTTCTGATATAATATCATAGTCATTGAATACTAATTTATCTTCTTCAATCAATGCTTTAAGATTGAGAGATCCTACCTTTTTAACAGTCTTGGACATCTTGACTCCCAGTTGAGTCTTCTTACCAGAAAATCCTTGACCAACAATTTGTCCAGCACGTCCTCTCATCGAGCACATGAGAACATTCTGATACTCAAGATCATAATGAAGTAATGATGCTACTTGATCTCCAATATCATTTACTTCACATAGAATGTACGCTTGATTATAATTTCTTGCAACTTCCCATATTATATTTGGGAATAGCATAGGTTTAATTGTATTGTTCTTATACTTTGCTACTATCTTATGTGGAAACTCAGTTATATCTACAACAACGAAAGCTGAGTAATCTTCACTAACTCCCCTAGCAACGTCTACTGTAATAATATAATCATGCCCTTCTTTTGGTTGTTCGTAAATATCGAGTCCTGCATTTTGCTTCAATGGATTATCATAAATCATTGATCGCAATTTACTTGGAGATATTAGCGTATCAATAGATCCTAAGAACTCACACTCAAACTCAACCTTGAATTGCTGTTCTGACGTGTTAGCAATCGTTTGTTCTTTCCACTTTGCATCACGTCCAGGAACTTCCGACCAATGAACATCAGTTGGTACATATTCATTCTTACTCTTCTCAGCATCATGCCACATACGGTAGAAGTGATTCATACCGTGTGGGGTAGATACGATAATTACTTTGGTACTTTGACCAGACGTAATAGTAGGATAAACAGAGGCAAAGAACGAGTCAGCAATGTGATTTGGGACGAACGCGAACTCGTCGAGAAAGATGATGTT